AAAAAATCGTTTGGTTAACGATTTTTGTCGTATGCCGTTCTCTCTGGACTCTTGTTGTGCGTTATGGCACTAATCCAGCGCTTCGAGAATGGTTCAGGTCACCAATCGCGACGTTGTCGCGCCTACCAACAATCGACCCTTGACGTTTTAGTCAAGGCCTGTCGATCCTGGCGAGCAATTTTTCCTGGTGCCGTTCTTCCGGAGTTTCCGACTCCGGGCGGTTCCTGTGTGTCTTTTGCCAAGCTTGTCAAGAAGTTCCTTGCCTCCTCCGTTTCGACGGAGGAGGCTGCCCAAATGGGCTTTCAGTCCATTAAGAAACTTCTCCCGGACTCCTGTAGGTGCATGGAGGACGGTTTGTTGTCGGAGCTTGTTGCGTCACTCGGGCGCCCTCCAAGGGCGCTCCCTCGTGGTTACCTTCGTTTTGTGAAGAAGACGGTCGGTCGTTTGTTCCCGAAGGGTTGGGACCGATCGTACGAAGGTTTCTGTTTAACAACTTCGCCCCCACTTTCCTCGGTTTGCGAGGGGGGGCGGCGCACAGGTGGCTGTCTCGGCGTGATGGTGGGTGGGCAGGCGGATTTCCTCTCTCGTGTTCTTCACGGTGAGGGTCCCCGGCTCTGTCCCAGCTATCGCGGTAAGCTACTTGTCGTTCAGTCAGCGGGCAAACCGCGTCCTCTTTCTAAATTCCCTGCCGAGGCCCTTTTTTTGCGGCCTTTGCATAAAACGATCTATGGGAGTTTGTCAAAACGTAAGTGGCTCCTTCGGGGGCCACCGACTAAAGAGGCGCTAGCTTGTGCTGGTTTTAAGGCGGGCGGGGGTGTCTTGGTCTCCGGTGACTACCGGTCGGCCACTGACAATCTTCCGATAGAAGTGATGGAGCGGGCGTTGGAGGTGATGCTGGGGAACGCTGTGTTTGTTCCCAGTAACGTCCGTGAGCTTGCCCTTAGGGCTTGTCGTCCCATCCTTTTCTCAGAGGAGGAGTCTCTTGAGGTACGGGTTGGTCAAATGATGGGTTCTTACCTATCTTTTCCCTTCCTTTGCCTCCAGAACTATCTGGCCTATGCTTGGGCTTGTTTTTCCGAGCGTCGGCCAGTGGGTCCCTGTCTTATCAACGGGGATGATATCCTCTTCCAGACTAACGTCCCAGGTTTTCCTGAGCGTTGGTTAGGGATTGTCGGTTCTGTCGGTCTCGAGGTGGAGGAGACCAAGACATCTATTGAGTCGGACTGGGGTACGTTAAACTCCACTTTACTTAGGTACAGTGGCGGGAGTTTGGTCCCCGTATGGTCGCCGCGTTTTGGAATGTTGAAAAGGCCAGAACTACCCCATTCTTTGGGTGCTATGTTTCTGGATTTCCTGCGCGGTTGTCCTAGTGAGTTGCGTTTCGTCGCTGGGAGGGAGTGGTTTCGGTGGCACGTTGGCGGACTTCGGTCCTCCTCTGTGTCACTTCCGTCACTCGGCTTCCGGGGTTTGCTTGCGAAACGACTTGCGAAAAAGTTCGGTCTCCTGGCGCCGCCAGGCGAGCTTCCTCGTCCTCCGTTGCCCCATGGCGTGGTTTTTTCTCCGGACTTTGTCTCGGAGCTACCAGCCTCGGCGGTGGATGAGGAGCTTGCTTTAGCCAGCTCAGTTGAGGTTTGTGCCGGGAAGTGGTCGGCCGGTTGGTCTGAGGGTAGTAGGGTCGCTGAGGCGATCCGTTACTGTCTTGCGTTGAGTTCCCTGAGGGCGCGCTCGCGTAAGTTCGACTACCCGCTCGTTGATCCCGGCGAGGTCTTTGGACCTCCTTCTCGGTACTCTGATTGGACGGGGCGTTTGTTGTCGCCTGGGGGTCCTTCTCGGAGGGAAGTTTTAAAGTCTTGGGTCGCTCCCTTTGAGGAGCGAGCGACAGTTCTTGTCGTGTGGTCCGTCTTGGCCTCCCTTAGCCACGATTTCGGTCGTGGTCAGCTTCCTTCCTACGAAGGGTCTGAGTTTGATGCGCGTCGGGGTCTGGGTCTTCCAGATTGTGGCAGCGGCGTCGCGTGAGGAATAGAAGACGATGGGGTTTTGTTGTGGCGAGTTCCCCGAACTCTGACGGTGTTGCGAATGAAAGTTCGTAGCGGGCGATGATTAGACCTGCCTTTGCCCTCACTGAGGTCTGGGACTGGTGGCTTTGTGAACAGTATTCGTAGAGGAGCTGCAATGAACGGCAGGTCCCCGGCGTCCTGAAAGTGGTCCGTGTGCAAGCTGAGGCTTTCTCGCGATCATTAGTAGGTTCCCCGGCGGGTTCCCCCTTAGTAATCTCGGCGTTCAACTGGAAGCCCCGTTGTAAACCCTGGTGTCTCTGAGGACACACCGGGTCTCGGTGGTGAAAGGGCCGTGTCTTAGGCACGTGCGAAACGAAACGAATGTTGTTCACCTAGTCCGTAGGTGGGTTGAAAATTTCCTATAGCTATTCTCGGCTCGGAGGATGTAAGTCTGGCCAACCGGCGGCAGTCTTAACCTTTAAGAGTAAGAGTTACTAGTAATAGTAATTTCGAGTGCTGTAAGTCCACAGCTTGTAAATCCTTGTTGGTCGGAAAGAGACGTAGTCTATAACTCGACGAACTCTCCGGGCGGAATACCCGGTTTCTCGC